CTAGTCAGTGGACGTTATATGGACACTCCCCTTCATGGGGTTAAACCTGATCGCATCAGCTAGATAGTCTGGGGCAAAGTGAGCGTACGTCATGGTTTGCTCAATCGTGGTATGCCCCAGTATTCTCTGAAGGGTAATAATATTCCCGCCATTGATCATGAAATGAGTTGCGAAGGTGTGGCGCAAAACATGCAGTGCCTGGCCTTTAGGTAAATCGGGTTTTATCTTGCGAAGCACCTCACGAACGCGCCGGTAGTCAGTTTTAAAAAGCTTTCCTGATTTTCGGGTGAGGACATAATCGGCAACCTCCTGTGAAACCGGAACGGTACGCGCTGGGCCTGTTTTGGTCTTCACAAAAGTTACCTTATTGCTGATAACATGTTCAGCCTTGAGATTACTGGCTTCCCCCCACCTCGCACCTGTATTCAGGCTTAGAACTACAACTCTGCGGTCATCATCAGTCAAAGCATTCAGTAATTCCCGAACTTCATCCTCTGACAGGAACGACATTTCTGTGTTTTCCAGTTTCAGCTTACGCACGCTATGGAAGGGATTTTCATGGTGGAATTCTTCCATGTCGATCAGCAGGCTAAACATACTGGACATAGCACTGAAATCTCTATTTACCGTTCCTGCTGATACACCGCTTTGCAACCTGTTAGCGCGATATTTCATCAAAAAATTACGGGTTAGCATATAGATTCTGGGTTCGCCCATTTCGCGGTGGATCTTCTCCAGGCGTTTTCGGTAAGAATCACCATAGTTGTGATTTTTCCCGTGATAACTCCACCATAAAGTAATCAATTCAGATACGATCCTTTGGTCTGCCGGTTTGTCCTGCCATTCTTTATCGTGAAAGTTTGTCAGCACGTAACGCTCAAACGTCTGGGCTTCTGCTTTTCTATCAAATTTACGCCGAATTCTTCTTCCTGAAGCTCCGCGCGGTCTTACATCCACTTCAAAACGACCATCATCAAGCTTCTTAATCGACATAGCGAAGCCCTCCGATGTTAAAATCATTGTGTAATTTTTGTGATAAAGAATAGAAAAACCAGACAATTAGCCAGTTTTCTGGTCTGAGGGGCGCGATTTTATTTTGTCTTGCCCATCAGGGGAGAGAGGCGGAGAAACCTGACCCGCTGCTGGGGCCGTTTTTCCTGTCATTAACCAGAGTGTGTATTTTTCAAGACGCGGGTGGTTTACAACTTTATCAATTATTCCCATGCCAGCTTCTCTTTGCCCGCTTTCGTAATTTCTTACTGTGCCTAGCCCTATATCCATCATTTTTGCAAAGTCAGCCTGAGTTATACCTTCTGCAATTCGTATATCCCTTAGTTTTTTTGCATGATTCCTTGACGATGTCATCACTTGAGGATTATCCTTTGTTTGTGTCATCATTTGGTGACGTTAAATGAACCCTAGAACGCCCTAAAGCGACCTAGGAACCAAAAACCAACGGAGGATACCACAGATGAAAGAACTAGCCGAAAACGCGCTTTCAGACCTTGTGACGCCAGAACTTTTTGCTGCATATGTCGGTAAAACTCCGGCAGCAATTCGAAAAATGGCGACAGCTGGTAAATTGCCGGTAATAAGAATGAAAGACCCTTTGAACCCATCTAAAAAAGGTGGCGAAGTTTATATTCATAAAGGTGAGTGGGATGCATATGTTGCCCATCTGGCACAGAATGCCCCACCCGAGTGGCATGACTGGAAAAACCGCCTATTCACTACTGAAAAAATGAAACAGCAGAATGTGAAATAATAAAAATCGCTCGTATTCTTATGAGTGAATAATTCTAAAAGTATTCGTGATATTAAATAATTTAGTCTTTGGATTAATCATGAAAGCAAAGTACGCCACGATAATTCGTAGTCTGTTGCAGAATTATCACAACCAGATAGAAGTTATTAACACTGACCAGTCAGCTATTCATAGTGATGCTTTGCAGTTGATGGAGTTGAATATCAAGCTGGCAAAATGCCTTGAGGGTATTTCATCATCTGCACATTTTAATAATGACATTAAGGACTATGAAGAATTGCACACTATTACATTAATGGTGTTCAGTGGTCAGGTTCCTGAAGAAAGCAGCGTTCCTGGTCTTATATCTCTGGCTGCTAATACGGTCGCGCATAAGCGTAATACTTCTACTAATTCTCGCCACGTTTCCTGATAAGGATATCCCCATGCAACATTTAATGATTGATGTAGAACTGATGGACGAAAAACACACTGCGGCTATTACTGGATTAAGCGCTGTTTTCTTTGACCCCACTACAGGGGAGATTGGTAAGCAATTCTACAGACGTATTAGCCTTGATGACTGCATGAGTAATGGCGGTACGGTAAGCGCTCACGCTATACAATGGTGGTTGCGTCAGCCTTCTGACGTTCGTAGTCAGATACTGGACGATGATTGTCAGGATATTGAACTGGCCATCTGTGACCTGTACGGATTTATCATGGAAAATTCTGACCCCAAATACATTAAGACCTGGTTTGGTTGTCCCTCATTGCATAGCAAGGTGATTCATCATTACCTGAATAAATTCGCTGGTCAGTGTTTTCTTACAGAAAATGAGCAAAGTGTCATTACAATGGTGACGATAGCTGAAGAACTTGGACTGAATATGAAGAGCATTATTAAATATGACTTCCTGCGTAATTCACTGGCTCACGCTCTTCATAATATCAAAATTGTTTCCTATGTCTGGATGTTCCTGGGTATAAAAAACAGTGTGAAATAATTATGTTAATTGTGACTTCTCATGCAAATGAAAATGTCATTAACAGGTCATTTTCAATGCTTAGTGAATACTACGACGGCAAAAAAGTTTATCAGGTTATTAAACCAAAACATTATTTATCTATTCATGTTTCTTTGCGTTGGCGTTTACTCAGTAAGGATAAAGGTCGGCGCTGGGTATTAATGACGCATGAGCGGTATAACAAACAGATAAAATTCTGATTTTTGCCTTTTCGTTGAATTATTTTCATCTGGATTAAATATGAACGTATCCATACAACAGGAAGTTGTTCGCCGTCTCATTAATGATTTTGAGTTCAAAGAGAAAGATAAATACTTACAGCAGGGTATTTGCCCTTCTTGCCAGAAACGCGAACTATTTACTAGCGCGGAAAAACCGTGGTTGCTCAAATGTGGCCGTGAAAATAAATGTGGTAAAGAGGTTGCAGTCAAAGAGCTGTATTCCGATATTTTTGAGGACTGGTCGAAGCGATATGTAACGACAGTCGAATCACCGGCTGCTGCGGCAGAAGCTTATTTACGTGAAGCGCGCGGTCTTGATACTGAAGTTCTCAAAGGTTGTTTCACACAGGGTGCGTTTGTGCGCCACGGGCTGGGCAGTGCCACTGTTAAATTTAAATTGGCCAACGGTGCTACATGGGAACGCATCATTGACCAGCCAGACCGTTTCAAACAGAAGGCGCATTTTTCTGGTAATTATGGTGGTCACTGGTGGGTTCCACCGTTTATCAGTCTGGCTGATACAAAAGAAATCTGGATAACTGAGGGGATTTTTAACGCTCTCAGTTTATGCCAGGCCGGTTTACCTGCCGTGGCTACACTCAGTAGCAATAACTATCCTCTGGCCTCGCTCGATGCGCTGGCTAAAGAACTGGGCGAAAAACCCCGGCCACGTCTGGTCTGGGCCTTTGATGGCGATAAGGCTGGAACGAAACACACCCTGTCATTTGCATCACGCAGTAAGGCTGCTGGCTGGGATGTCCGGGCGGCGCAGCCGCTCAAAACAGCAGTTGAGCTGGACTGGAATGACCTACTAATTCGCGACAAATTCAGTAAATCGGACATCAAAAACTATCGTTATTTTGGCGATCTGTTACTGGCAAACAGCCCGACTGAAAAAGCCCTGCTGATGCATCAGCATAACGAGTGGCATTCTTTCTACTTTGAGTATGGTTCCCGCATGTACTGGTTCGAACTGGACCTGGACAGATACATGAGAGCCTATGACCGAATCGCTAATTCCGGGCAGGAAGTGGTGATGGAGTGGGAAGCCAAGGCGCGGGCAGTGAAAGAATCCGGCTGCGTGACAGAAATCGCCAACTGCTGGCTGACGCCGTTGTATTACCAACGCTCTGAACCGACGGATGAGTCCTGGTATTACGTGAAAGTAAACATGCCCAATCACCCCGCGATTAAAGACACATTTACTGCGAATCAACTGACCAGCTCTGCTGAATTTAAAAAGCGTCTTTTGCATATTGCCAAAGGTGCGGTATACACCGGCAGCACCAAACAACTGGATAAGTTTATCCAGTTGAGACTTCCTGAAATCAAAGAAGTGAAAACACAGAATTTTATCGGCTATAACAAAGATTATTCAGCCTGGTTGTTTAACCGTGTGGCAGTCTGCAGTGGCAAGCTGTATGAGATGAACGATGAGGACTACTTTGAAATCAACAGTGCCAGCGTTAAAAGTCTGAGCCTTACTCCATCGCTGGATCTAAACCCAAAATTGAATGAGTTCACTACAGGTTGGGTGGATGATATCTGGACGGCATTTGGTGAAAAAGGTTATGTGGCGCTGGCGTTCTGGCTGGGTTCGTTATTTGCTGAACAGATACGCGAGCGTGATAAGTCGTTCCCGTTTTTGGAAATTGTCGGTGAACCCGGCACGGGTAAATCTACCCTGATAGAATTTCTCTGGAAGCTCGCTGGCCGTGAAGAATATGAAGGTTTTGACCCATCAAAATCCACACCTGCAGCGCGTGGCCGTAACTTTGCCCAGGTAGGGAATTTGCCTGTTGTGCTGATAGAAGGTGACCGCACCACGGATAATGCTAAACAGCGTGCTTTTGACTGGGATGAGCTGAAATCCCTGTATAACGGTCGTGCATCCCGTGCTGTGGGTATCAAATCCAACAATAACGAGACATACGAGCCGCCGTTCCGGGGCGCAATTATCATCGCACAGAACGCCGATACTGACGGCAGCAAGGCATTTCTTGAACGTATTATTCACATTTATACTGACAAACGCGGTCAGTCCATTCATACCCGCCATGCAGCTGAACGCCTTGAGCAGATACCCGTTAGCCAGGTATCGGGTTTTACCCTGCAATCCATTATGCGGGAACAGGAAGTACTGGAAGCTTATGGACGTGGTTATGAACTCGCCCGTAATGAACTGGAAACACACCCTGATATTCGTCATATCCGTGTAGCGAAAAACCATGCTCAGTTAGCGGGGTTGCTCGAAGCGCTGGCACTTGTTGTGCCTATTTCTGTTGACCGTATCCATAAAACACGTGAAGCCATTACCGCGCTGGCCATCGAGCGCTGCCATGCACTGAAAAAGGATCATCCACTTGTTCAGGAGTTCTGGGAGCTGTTTGATTATCTGGATGAGCTTGCGCCATTCGGTATTAATCATTCAACAGATGACAGTGAAATAGCCGTTAACTTTAACCACATGGAAGAAGTCGCCGCAGCTCATCGGCAGCGTATGAATTTCACATTAACGGAAATCAAAAAACTCCTTAAAAGCAGCAGTGAGCGCCGTTTCATAGGCCAAACGACGAAACGTAGTGCGGTTAGCGAACGGGCGAACAAGGGCAAAGGGGAAATGCAGCGAATGCCAGAAACATTCCGCTGCTGGGTGTTCAGTCGGGATAAATAGGACGGGGCGGTAAGATATATCTATGCTGCAGCTGAGTGACTCAGCCGGCTAATTAGCTCGGCCTTTTGTTTCTGGCCGAGCGAGCCAATTAAACCTACCAGTAGATCATCAAGTGATTTTCTGCTCGGGCTTAACGTATGTTTAAACGACACCTGCAAAACATATGTATGGCCACAATTCACATCGCCACAGGCGCAGTAGAGTTCGGAAAGCTGAGGGTGGATTGGATTTGTTGTTTTAATAATCGCTCTTGATCCACACTCAGGACATTTAATACGCATACCTCTGCTCCTTGCGTTTGACGGTAACCGGCAATACTTCTTATGATTAATTTTCACGCTATTATGCCTCGTTCGGCTTCGATTGTGCAAAATTAATCCGTAAGTTTGCGGGTATTTCCTTATCCGTATTTACCGCATCACTAATAAGTTTTTGTACCGGGATCACTTCATCACGTTGGTATGCTTCGCGGGTTTTCGCAATATCGGGGAATGAGCTGTTATTGTTCGGCATCATTCCGGCGAGGCCTGGCGGAAAACGATGGGCGTTCAAAATGTCTTGCATGCTGATATTTTTAATACTGACAAATTCATCCTTGGCACCTATATCGCTTACCGGAAGCAGCTGTACCCCTTTTTCCTTTCCGTTCGGGATGTTGATCAGCATGGATTTAAAGTTTCCGGCACCTTTACCCTCAGCAATGTTTTTGGTCATTTCATCCTCCATCTCATCCGTCATATTTGGATCGGTGGTGTAAAGGATATAGCCCAAATGTGCGCCATTATTGTAGTAGCGGCGGCGGAATTTAGTGGCCTCGTTGTTCAACATGGCAGAGTTGATTCCCCCCAGATAATCCGGTTTACCGTAGACCTGCTGGCGGGTGTCATACAGCTTCACAAAGATAATGTCTGCACTGGTATATTCCAGATGACCACTTTTCTGAAGTACGTAGAATTTCCCATTTTTACCCCGACGGGTGTAAAGAGAAGGCAGGGGGGCCAGACCAATGACTTTTCCGAATGCATTACGCAACTTGAGCAGAGCCACATCACCAAATGTCAGCAAGTTCAAAATAGTGGCCTGAATGTCATCCTGAAGCATCCCACCCCCACTGATTAAATCAGCAGTGATCATGTTGGTTCTCGCTCGCAATATACCGCCATGCTGGCCGTTAATATCGGGCAATTCTGCCAGTGCCAGGCGGTTGACCGGCGGCGTGTAATACATGCTGGAACTGTCAAAATAGACCGGCTCGTACTCGAGCGGATTTAGAATTGATCTCTCTGGATTACCAAAGGGGATCATCGACATTTTTTGCTGTGCCGTCACCGTATTTTCGGCGGTAATAGGTTGCTTTTTATTCTTTCTGCTCATCACAAAATCCATCTTGATTTGCGTTTATGTTCAGTATTCAGCGGCTCATTCACCATCGCATGAGCAATAGCCCAGAATGAATCGGCATGGCCTGTTTCAATTGAGCGAGTGGCTACGAAGGTCATCGCGTTCCCGCTGCTTGTTGTCGTTCGCTTGATGGCCATAAAACTGGCCGCAATATCCTTGTCCTCTCTGTCCCACTCGATACGGTTGCCGCCTACGACATCAATCATTTTCAGGACCAGGCGGTTTTTGCTTTCGACGCTGTAATGAATAGGGACGGCTTCACGGGGAGCGAATGCGCTGACAATATCGAATACGCCGGCACCAATGCCGGTGACATCAATACCAATGTAAGTCAGGTTGTACTGCTCTTTGATTTTCTTGATTTGTTCGGCCTGGAACTTGAATGACAGACCTGTCCAGGTCCATTTCTTCAGTACCCTGAATTTTTCAACGGCGTAAAGTGGGACCGCGATAATCACAAATGTGGCGTTATCGGTAGTTCTGCTGGGGTCATAGCCGCCCCAGACCTCACGATTACCAAACGGCCGGGCCTCATCAGATTTGAAGTCCTGCCACAATGCCGGGTCAGTGCCGCACTTCATCAACTGATCGAATGCGAAAACAGCGTCTTTATCGTCAACAAAAACACACATAAACAGCATATCGAATGCAGGCCCGCTGTAACGGTCGCGCAGGTCGTTCACCTTCGCCAGGTTAAAGCCAGCTTTAACAGCATCTTCAATGGTGACGATAAAACGCCAGTGCTTATCCGGACAAAGGCGACCGCCGTCGCGCAGCTCTGCTTCTGTAGGGAATGCCACATCTTTTCGTTCAGCCCGACCGCGCCGCCATTCATCACCTGTCCAGAACGGGTACGCCTCATGAGCTTTTGAGCTGGGCGTGGAAAAGTAGGTAATGCGCCACTGGTCGTGTGTGGCCATCGCACTGGCTACATCATTGAGTTTGCGGAATTTCGGTATCCAGAAAAATTCATCTATGTAGACGTTGGCGCTGTTCGATTGTGCTGTGTTGCTGTTGGTGCCGAGAAAACTCAGCTCTGCGCCGTTGCTCAGTCGGATAGGATTGCCGGTTAGCTCCACGCCGAGAAACTTCTGGGCTATCTGGACGATGTACGAGCGGAATACCTCAGCCTGGCGTTTGGATGCTGACAGAAACACCTGCGGTTTACCGTTCAGCACGGCATCTTCCAGCGCCTCACCGGCGAAATACCAGGTTGCGCCCAACTGGCGAGCTTTAAGCAGATTGCGGATTTTTTGATGCAGATTTTCACGCAGCGTCAGCTGGTAACCAAACAGCACAGACACCCATTCTTTAAACGAATCTGCAGTCAGATGGCTGATGTCATTTTTCTTTTTACGGCCTTTGCGCTCCTGCTTATTACCTTCATCAGTGAGGGTGACACCGGTATTTGTGGTCACATTTCCATTCTGCAGCTGCTGCAGCTTTTCTTCACGTTTTGCTCGCTGAGCCATGATTTTGACGTGATGGCCAACGAGCTGATCCAGTTCGCGTAGCTCTAAATCTGTTTTTTTGTCACGGTCAGTCAGCAACTGAATGCGGCGTGACAGAGCTGCTTCCACACCTTCCTCACTGAGCATGTCCCGCCAGCTGAATTTTTCAGCCCAGTAATAAACGATGCGCACTGAGGGGAGTTTTAATTCCTCTTTGATTTCCTGTGGCGTCCATCGTTTCAGATACAACTGCCGCGCAACTGCCCTAATTTCGTCCGAATATTTTTGTGCCATCTTCCTGATGATTGCCCGTGTTGCCCCTTTGAGTACCTATTGTGACCGGATGGCAACGTGTTGCATTTCGCCTGATTCCGATGCGTTCCGATTACAGCCTGTAGCGGAACGCAACAAAAGTGATGCGCGTGAATTTCAGGAGCAGTTCCGTTTTACTTGTGGTCAGGGAAGAAAAGGAACAGGGACGTTATGCCACGTTTACGGACAGACTGGATTTGTGTCGCTACTGCTGGAAAGACAGTAGATGGGCGAGAAATCAAGGAAGAATGGCTACAGGGGGCGGCTGATTCATATAACCCTCAGACCTACACCGCACTTATCTGGCCACGCCACGACACACTTGAGGATCGGGCATGGAGTTATAACTACGGTGAAGTAAATGCGCTGAAAGCAGAGCGTGTGGATGGCGTTCTCAAGCTGTTTGCTCAGCTCATGCCAAATGACTGGCTAATTTCAACCAACGAATCCGGACAAAAACTTTTCACGTCCATTGAAGTTGTTGAGAACTTTGCTGGCACCGGGAAGTTTTATCTTATTGGGCTGGCGGTTACGGATATTCCAGCCTCATTGGGTACAGACCGTTTGATGTTCTGCATGGGAGAACATGAGTCAGCGCTTTCTCAGGGCGGAGCGGAAGCCTTCTCTCTCGGTAAGTTACAGGAAGCCAGTGACGGGACTACTACCCGCGAAAAAAAGTTTCTTGAGCGCTTTTTCAGCCGCTTCAAAGAACCACAAACCCATAACACGGAAGAAGACGAAATGACCAAGGAACAGTTTGATGCGCTGATGGGGCGCATGGAAAAGCAAGATACGGCTATTGCCGGCATTCAGGAGCAGGTGAAAGCGTTCAGTGCCGGTAATAAGCCGCCAGTTACAGATCCAGAACCAAAACCGGAAGTAACGACTGTCGTTACAGGTATCACGGTTGAACAGTTCACCCAACTGGAAACTAAGCTGGATGGAAAACTGGATGCCATCACCCAGAAGTTTGATGCACTGGCTGGCACCAGTATCACAAAACAGCCGGGTGAAAATCCGGGCGAAGAAAACAAAGTCTGGTTGTAAGGAACAGGGATGAAACCGAATACCGAAAAATTTGTACAACAGGTTCGTAATGTACTGGCCAATCAGTATGGCGCTGATCCAACGACAGTTCGTATGGGCGAATCTTTTGCCATTACCGGGCCACAGGAGGAGCGTCTGCTAGAGGCTGTCCAGCAAAGCAATGAATTTTTGCAGCTGATTAACATGCCACTGGTGACGGATATCCAGGGTGAAAAGGTTTTTGCTGGCACACAGCAGACCATCACTGGCCGTAAAAAAGATGGCCGTTTTCGTCGTGTTGTTGATCCAACCGGTGGCAAGTACTCCTGCGCTGAAACTGACAGCGGCGTGATTATTCCATGGAAAACGGCTGATACCTGGGCGCGAATGGGTGGTGATTTCCTCGCAAAATATGCTGCGTTTGTTCAGCGCCAGATTTCACTCGACCAGATGATGATTGGCTGGAATGGCACCTCTGTTGCTGAAAGCTCTGATCCAACAGTGAAAAAACTGCTGGAAGATGTGAACAAAGGCTGGATGCAGTGGATGCGTGACAACCTGACCAAAAACATCCTCACCGGTGGTAAAACGGCGAGCAAAATCAACATTGGCACAGATAAAGATGCGGATTACACCAGTCTCGATCATCTGGCGTATGACCTGCGGCAGGGACTTGATCCAGTCCATCGCCAGCGCACCGATTTGGTGTTGATGGTGGGTGCCGACATCATCGCAAAAGAAGCCGATGCAGCAGGCAAGATGCACGGTCGAACCCCGACTGAACGTGCAGCCATGAAGGCAATGGATTTAATGGGATCGTTCGGTGGTCTGCCTGCTGTCATTTTGCCTAACTTCCCGGCGCGTGGTTGTGTCATCACGACTTACGACAACCTCTCGATTTATACCCAGGAAGGCTCTATGCGTCGTGCGTTTAAAGACGACGATGAGCATAAAGGTCTGGTTGACTCTTATTACCGCAACGAAGCGTATGTGGTGGAAGACGAAACCCTGTTTGTGGGTATTGAGCCTGGTAACGTCGTGCTGGAAGGCGACAAAGGCACCACCACCAATCCGTAAGGGCTGAGAATGAGTTTATTCCGTGACCATCAGCGCCGTGTTGAAGCGGCGCAGGAACTTGCAGCGGGAAATGTGGAGGCGGTTGTCGCCTCCCCAAACAGCCTGCATGTGCAGATTGCTGCGCTG